GCTCTCTTTTGAAAGCACGGGGCAGGTGGAGGGTGCCGCTCTCAAGACCCTTATCAAAAGCTCTACCAAGAACTGGTAGGGTTTTGGTAAGGAAGGAAAGCCCCTCGCTATGAGCTCTAGAACGTAAAGTCCTAAGGTCCATAGCGAGATCCTTCGCAGATGATAGGCTACGTGGATTTTGAGAAACCGTACAAACCGCGAGGTCGAGGTAGAACTCGAGCTGGCTGTTACGGGTGTCCATTTTGTGGAGGCCCTTCCAGTCCGCTCGTGTTGCGCTGCCAGCAATGCTGGAGACCTTGATTTACGACGGTTCGACCTACCAAGAGGAAGCTTACGCTTCGCCAATGGTAAGACCGGAATACGTCGTGCTAGCGTAGTCGGCGGTCGGATCGAAGCCTGCACCGGAAATAAACCGGAGCATGCTCGAAAGATCGTCTTCGACGTTAGCGACCGTGATAGTTGAATCGCGGGGAACATAAATCGTGAGATTTATGCGCGCCGTGACCAACTTTCCAGTAGTCGAGTTCAGCTTGGTTCTACTAAACTGAACAAGATGCTGGTCGATAGCCGAGGGACCGCTGCCCTGAACCGAATGCTTGATAACCATCAAGATTGGTTCTGACTGCGAGCTCGCAGCATCGATGCGTTCCGTACCAGTACCATCCTGCTTTCGCAGTTTGAAGGTACGATCCGCTCCGGCCAAATTCTTGAGGGTCAGGGTATCAGCGAACATGAGAGGATCCTCACTTTCGTAATACACAAAGTGTGTATCACTTCATGGCTTGTACTTTGCACTCTCTTGATACCTAGGTATACCTAGGCATTAGGCACCCTTTTGGGCGCCCAGAGCTAACAAGAGTAAAAGCTGTTTGGGCGATAGGTCCAAGATCCTAGATTTGATCTTGGCGGTTGAAATCCCTGGAATTCTCACATAGCGTTTCACGAAAATCTCACCAGCAGGATAAACCTGATTCGGCATGATAAACACGCCGTGGTTAAGATTTTCTTGACTGCATGCGATAACTGCGTCAATACGTACAGAGGTGCAAGGGTGACGAATCTCCCAAACACCTTCGAACAAATGACGCACACGCTGCTGGTCAAATAACTGTCCGACGGTTGAGAACCAATTCACAACAAAGCTAAAGGGGATAGCATCCCAGATAGCTTTGAGTGGATTTCCCAACCCCAGGTCAGTGAACGCTGCCCGGATAAAGCTCAAAGTAGAATCCAAGTCTTTAAGCTTGTGGAAGCGATAGCAACCACAATGAATAACGGCTCGGTACTTTGAGAGCTTGTAGCGCCAGCCATAGGCTGGCCGGGGTTCATAAAAGAGTTCGTCCTGCTGATCGGGTTGAACCCAGTCAAGGACTTTCTCCTTTGCGAGCCTCTGTTCCTTACCCCAAGAGTCACGGAGAGCTTGAAGCTTTCCTTGAACAATTGAAAGTAAGGAGGCTAGATGGTTAAGATCTTGGGCGAAGTTCTTCCACCCAAATTCGTAGCCAAGATAGCCAGACGCTACATCTTTCGTCAACGAACCGCTGAGCTTAGGAATCAAATTCTTAATCTCAGTGAGACCAGAGAGGAAGTCAAAAGGTTGAAAATCCTCTTTGATCTGAGTATCCCAATCAAGAAAACATTGAAAGGAAAACTCGTCGATGACGTCATCCGGGACAAGTGGGACACAACCAGTCACGAAAGTCGGGTAGAGA